AGGCGGAACCCTCACCGCAAGCCACCCGGCTTCATATCAAGGCGGGGGATGCCAACGCGCCAGTCGGTCGCCGTGCCGTTGATCCGCATCCTGATTTACCGCCCGGTAAACCGCACGTCTGTTGGGTTGGCCATGCTGTAGGGGCCATAGCTGCGCTCGGTATCGTTGGGGTGAAACCGCGTCTTGAACGTAGATGTGACTTGCCCTTGGGTTTTTTCATCAGGAATAAGCATCGTGCAAACCGCCACATTGTCGCCGACGCCAATGCTGATCGGGCCGCTTTCCGCGAAAATGCTGTCACCGCCGTAAGCCGTACCAGTTTCTTGGTTGTAGGCCTGCCCGGTTGCGTCAAGCCAGATCGGCGTGGCAAACACGCCTCGATCCACGCCAGCCGTGCGGGAGAGCGTGCCGATGGACCAATGCCGCTCAAGGTAATTATAAGACACATAGCGGTCGCATTACGTCGCGCTGCTGGACGGATAAAACCACCAGATTTCGGAATGCTGCGCGTTGGACACGGCCCAGACGTGCGAGCGATAGCTGTTGTTGAAGTCGGTGAAAACGTAGTCCACCACCTCGCACGGAACTTCTTGCACCGCACCGCCGGCATAGACAAAGAACGAGCCAAGCCCCATCCAGAACACGCCCGCATCGACAACAGCCGCTGCCTTGCGCGAGATGGTGCCGCAGGCCGATCCAACGCGCTCAAAGCCATAGACAAATGGCGGGCCTTGGTATGTTGCCGTATGCGCGTCAATGTCGGTCAGGATCAGCGTTTGGCCGCGCGTGCGGACGGCCTGCATGATCTGGCCGCTGGTTTGCAACTCCAGATCGCCCGCCTCATTGGTGGCGGCAGGCGTCCAAAGTTCACGGTCCTCGCGGTCTGACCACTGCACCTTGCGAGGATTGCCGCCCGCTCCCAATGCGAACAGAAACCGCTCTTCGGTGACGATCAGGCCAAGGTTATCGGTCGGCGCGTTGGGGATAGTCACCGCGTCACTGGCAACGTCCAGATCCCACGCATACAGATCACCGTCAGCATTGGAACAGGCCACCAACTCCTCGCCCCAGTTGTCTAGGCTCCAAGTGGTGGCCTCGGTGAAGCTTCCCGTGTCGGTGCGCGGCGTGCCATACGCGCCAACGCCGTAAAGGCCGCCACCATAACCAAGATTCTGCGTTGCAGCGACGTTGCCAGTGGTCAGGCCAGCAGGCGTAATGTCGGTGACAGTGCCAGCTTGTGAAACGGCATAGAGCTTATCCCACATTCCGGCGGCAATGTATCGGTTGTTGCTCAGATCACGCCAAACGTGCATCCCGCGCGGCACGGCGTCGTTGATGTCAAACCGCGCCTCCCAGCCCGCCACGGGCCGCATCGTGCCATCGGCCCAGCGCACAAGGCTGGCATCACGCCAGCGCCCTGCGGCCTGCATGTCTGTGCCGTTGCGGTAAACGCCAGGCGGGATCTGGAGCGGGACAAGAGGCATGGTTTACTCCGGATTTGTGGGCCAGACCACGCTATGCGGGAAGCCAGACTGCGCTGTGATGTCTCGCAGAGCTTGTCGATAGGTAGCCCACGCCGCTTTATCAACGGGCGCGTCTGAGACCTGCGTCCAGTCGCTTTGCGACAAAAGTAGGGTGCGCGCCTGTCGGACGCTTTTTCCCGTCGCAGCATCCGCCGCCTCAATTTCTTCTGTGGTGAAAGGGCGGATCGTCCGCTCACCCGTTGCCACATCGACAATCTCGTCAAAATAGGCGGTCATGTTCATCCCTCTTTTAAGTCAAAATCAGCGATAAGAGATCGTGACGTTGCCGTTGTCAAAACTGGCCGTCCCAGTTCTGGTTAGGCGGATGCCCGTCACAGTGCCGACACCTCCTATAAATCCACCCCCGTTTGCGTCTGCGCTTCCGAGAGAAACGCTGTGAGATTCGACCCAAATACCAGTTGCTACTTGGACAAGCCTCATGCTTCCGCTGACGTCCTGGGCTGCGCTGGAGCCGAACACGATAAAGCCCGTGGTGGTGCTGTTTTCAGCACCAGACGTCCCAGAGCTGGACACATAGCCTGTCGTTAGCGGGGTGCCGCTCACAATAAGCTGAACCAGTTGGTTTCCGGAAGCGTTCAGACTGACGGCTTGGAAGTGGACTTCGATCTCGCTGACAGTGGACGGGAGGCCCGTGAAGTCAAACGCGGTCCCGCTCGTCGTGGCTTGGTTGGTTGCATATGTAGGATATGCAGCGCCCTGCACGAAGGCCGTCGTCGCAAGCTGAGTTGTGTTGGTCCCGGCTGTCGCCGTGGGCGCGGTAGGTGTCCCGGTGAGCGCAGGAGAATCAAGGTTTGCCTTCGCGGTAAACTGCGTCTGGATGTTTGAGGTGACGCCGTCAACAAAATTCAGTTCTGCCGTCGTGGCCGTCACACCGTCGAGGATGTTTAGTTCTGCCGCCGTCGAGGTGACGCCGTCGAGGATGTTCAGTTCCGCCGTGCTGGCCGTTACGCCGTCAAGGATGTTCAGTTCTGCCGTGGATGCTGTCACGCCATCCAGAATGTTCAATTCGGCTGCTGTCGACGTGACAGCAACGCCGCCGACCTTCCACAAGCCCGCGTCAAGGTTTGGCTTGATGGCGGTCGTGCCGTCGAACAAATCGTCGATCTTGTCCAGCGCGCTGTTGAGTTCCGTTCCCCATGCGTTGTCGTCACCGCCAACCGTGGGTTTGCTCAATGCATATGTCGTTGTCGGTGTGGGCATTACCTCATCCTCATGCGGAGCGGCGAGCCAAAGCGGGCGGCCGTGCTTTCTTCTTCAATCTCATTCATGGCCTGCGCCAAGAGGCCAGCCCAAACGACAAGCCTAGCGTCGTCCTTCAGGTATGGCGCCGAAGGCACCAGCGACCCGTAAAGGTAGGCGTCCGGGTGATTGGTCAGGAGCCAATTGGTGTCACCATCAGCGGAAAGCGAGGTGATCTTGGCGTAATATGTGATTTCGGCCGTGTAAGCCTCGCCCGGTGTCGGGAACAACTCGATGTCCGTCCCGGTGTGCGCGAAGTAGATCGGCGAGCCTGCGGTGTCATCGCGTGAGGTGCGGAACCGCGTGATGTCGTCAAGGCTGATCTGGGTCAGCGCGACCACTGGGCCTGCGTCCGACGTGATGCGGATGGTCTCTTGCCAATCGGCTGGCAGCGCCTCGATGCGGTTGTCCAGCGTCAGGCTGCCCCGCGTGATCTGGCGATGCGAGCGGATCTTGCGGTTGAACTGCGCCTCGGCCAGCTTGACGAATGTCGGAACCGCAGACGTAAGATCGTCCCGGTTTAAAGTGTCTGCGATGGCTGTCTTCAGCGTGCCGAAGTTGGTGATGGTCATTTCTTCTTCGCCTCATTGCGGGCCGAAATGGCCTTGGCCTTTGCCTTGGCGTCCGCCTTGCTGGATGCGCCCCATGCGTTCAGTGATAACAGAAGCCGCGTGGGTTTTCCATTGTCATCGCGCTCTGGTCCAGGCATCCCGCCCATTCTTGCCAAGAAAGACGCCCGGCGCGGGTTGTCGCCAGCCTTTACCGGGGCCTTCAGGTTCATGCCCTCGGCCTTGGCAGACGCGCGGCCCTTGGCGTTTAAGCCGCCTTTGGGGTTCTTTCCCTCAGATCGCTGCCAAGCCGGGGTCTTCGCCATTCGTTACACCATCGGCGGCTTGGTTGCGGCCTTCACGGCCCACATTGCGGCATCTTCGACATGCGTCTGGGCCAGCGCCTTGAGGCGCGAGACCTCTCTCCCGTGGACATCATCCATGCGTGTCTGGACGCCGGGGATGCCTTCGATCAAGTCGATCAGATCAGCCGCAGCGCGCTTGATCTTGGCAACCATGTCGTCGTTTGACGGGTTGAAGGTGATGCCAACCCTGTATTCGCCTTTGGTCATTTGCCTTTTCCTTTCGCTGTCTTGGCAGCGGCCTTGAAGGCGGCCGCAGTTGGCGCGCCCTTGGCTCCGGGCTTCCGCATCTTTTCGTCGCTGCCCAGCTTGATGCGTTTACGCTTTGCGTGGATTGCGTCGTAAAGACCCTTTGCCATCACTTCTTGCCCTTCATCATGCACTTGCCCATAGCCTTGCACTTGGCGGGGTTCGGGCATCCCTTGCACGGGGTGAACTTGACCGGCTTTTTCATTTCTTCTTCGCCTTTCCTGCTTGGCTGAGAGCGATTGCGATGGCCTGCTTGCGAGACTTGACGACGGGTGCTTTCTTCGGGCCAGCCGGATCTGCGCCGCCGTGAAGCGTCCCGCGCTTGTATTCCCCCATAACCTTAGCAACTTTTGCGTCTGCTTTGCTGGGTTTTTTCATGGGAAATCCTCCTGAGGGTTGATGCACCCTAGCACATTTTGCATCGCGGGCAAATGACTGGTGGGCGCTTAAAGGACGCCCTTTAGCCCACGCCGCAAAGGTTGGCCCCAGTCGTCCTCAACGGGCCGATATCCGACAAACAGATAACGCACGCTGTCTGCGCTGTGGCTCGTCCAATCGTGCTTTGGCCTTGATCGCCATGTTTTGCTCTTGTCATCCCAATCGCGCTGATACTGCTTCAGGGCCTCGATCAGCCTGTTCTGCTTGGGGTCAATGAACGTGCGAGCCAAGCCATTGCGGACGGCCTGAATGCCGTCCTCGACCGGGATATTCTTGTCGATGGTGATGTTCCGCATGCCCAAGCCCTCCAGCGTCTCAATGCGCGAAACACCGCTGCCAAGCTCGCGCACGCGGGCGTCGTGGGGCAAGACGTGGGCAAGGTAGGTATAGGGCTTGTCGGACAGCAGGCGCGCGTAGTGGGCCAGCCCTTGGCCGCTGTCCTCGATGTGGTCAATGATCCGCACCTCATTGCCGATGAACTGGGCAAACACGATTGACGTGGTGTCGTCCATGCCCAAGTCCCACGCCGTCACGACGCCGATCTGAGGCTCTGGAATGATGTTGCGAATGCGCCCGCTTGCGGCAAGCTCCTTCATCTCCTTGCCGTAATAGGCGCCGATGATGGCCGCTTCAAAGCTGCACTCAAATTCTTGGTCATAGCGGTCCGGGCCGATTGTCTTCAGCGCGTCGTTCAGTTCAATCTGCGGAATGACGAGCGTTTGCGATGCGGGCAGAACGAGCGTGAACCAGTTATCATCGCGCGTGGCCTTGTCGTAGATCTCCCAAAACTCATTCTTGCCCTTTGGGGTGCCGATGAACGTGGCGCGGCCTTGCCGATCTGCCAGCGCCGGGCGAATGACT